TGTAGCACCTGTATTAGTAGCTTCACCACCTATACCAGTATAACCTTGAGATCCTTGAGATCCTTGAGATCCTTGAGGACCTGTAGAACCTGTATTAGAAGCTTCCCCACCAGGACCAGTATAACCAATAAAACCTTGAGATCCTTGAGCGCCTGTATCTCCTTGAGATCCTTGAGCGCCTGTATCTCCTTGAGATCCAGTTGGTCCAGTGTAACCTGTTGATCCTTGAGCACCTGTATATCCTTGAGGACCAGTAAAACCTTGAGATCCTTGAGCACCGGTATCTCCTTGAGGACCAGTAAAACCTTGAGATCCTTGAGCACCTGTATCTCCTTGAGGACCAGTAAAACCTTGAGATCCTTGAGCACCGGTATCTCCTTGAGGACCAGTAAAACCTTGAGATCCTTGAGCACCGGTATCTCCTTGAGGACCAGTAAAACCTTGAGATCCTTGAGCACCTGTATCTCCTTGAGGACCAGTAAAACCTTGAGAACCTGTATCTCCTTGAGATCCTTGAGGACCTTCAGCACCTGTATTAGAAGCTTCCCCACCAGGACCAGTATAACCAGTAAAACCTTGAGATCCTTGAGGACCTGTAGCACCTGTATTAGTAGCTTCACCACCTATACCAGTATAACCTTGAGATCCTTGAGATCCTTGAGATCCTTGAGGACCTGTAGAACCTGTATTAGAAGCTTCCCCACCAGGACCAGTATAACCAGTAAAACCTTGAGATCCTTGAGCGCCTGTATCTCCTTGAGATCCTTGAGATCCAGTTGGTCCAGTGTCTCCTGTTGGTCCTTTAGGTCCAGTGTAACCTGTTGATCCTTGAGCACCTGTATCTCCTTGAGGACCAGTAAAACCTTGAGATCCTTGAGCACCTGTATCTCCTTGAGGACCAGTAAAACCTTGAGATCCTTGAGGACCAGTAAAACCTTGAGATCCTTGAGGACCTTGAGAACCAGTAAATCCTTGAAGTCCTGTATCTCCTTGAAGTCCTGTATCTCCTTGAAGTCCTGTATCTCCTTGAAGTCCTGTATCTCCTTGAGATCCTTTAGGACCAGTAAATCCTTGTGGACCTGTAAAACCTTGAGAGCCTTGTAGACCAGTAAATCCTTGAGATCCTTGTTCACCAGTAAAACCTTGTGATCCTTGAAGACCCTGTGCACCCGGAAGACCCGGAAGACCCTGTGGACCGACAGAACCCTGTAAACCGATAGGACCTTGAGAACCTTGAGGACCAGTGTAACCAGTAGTATTAGATCCAGTATTCGTATTTGGAGGAACTAATGAATATTGAGGTGATAATTCATCTCCACTAGGACCAAATATCTGAATACCTAGTTCTGGTGTACCAGGTGGTAAAGCTGGTAAATCAAATCCAGGAGAGATCACAACATAACTACCTGGTGGAAAATATGGTGCTCCTGTAGGAGCTGGCTCTGGTAATGGAAAAGCAAGTGTATCAGTAGAAACATTCGGAAGAGCTATATAAGATGTTATATCATTTGTTATAGAACTTATCGGTACACCACCAACTTGAACAGTATTAGCAGCTACATAAAGTGTTTTCCATTGTTTACCAGTAGAACCTAAATTATAAACATTATTTTCTGAAGGTATAAGATCTCCAGTAATTTGAATAGTTGAATTATCTACTAGTTGTAAAGCAGAATTATAATAAACATCCGAACTTCCAGCAGGATTATTTAATAAGATAAAACCAGTATTGGAACCATTAATTTGTATACCAGGACCAGTTGAACCGGTGTCTCCTTGAGAACCTTGAGAACCTTGAGAACCTTGAGGACCAACACATGTAGCTCGTGGTGAAGAATTAATTGTTTTAGCATCGCAACATCTAGAAGCACCTAAATTTTGTTTACTATTAAATGTGTTAAAAGGTAGCATTATATATAATACAAATATTTTTTTTACACATTTGCAGATTTAAAACACTGACTAATCGTCAAAATTAAATACAGTAACAAATGCAAAAAGCTATTAGCTGAAAAGTATAAAATAAAATGTAATAATACAAATTTTATTTTACATGAATTTTATTTTATAAAAATTTTCGGATGAGCTAAATAATAAATAACAATTAAATAACACACAATACCTAAAACAATCGAAAGTAACCATATAGGTAAAATTGTTTTATTTTTATAACCTACTCCAAATTCACGAATGCTTCCATCAGAATGATATAAAAATTTGGGTTTCGATAATTGTATCAAACTAAATAAAATAAGAAATAAAAGAATAGATACGAAAGTAATATTTTCTCGAATTAAAGCACGATACATAAATATAATTTATATATTTATTTTTATGTATATAATAATTTTATTTGTATAATTTTATTTGCCGTATAATAATTTTATTTGTATAATTTTATTTGTATAATTTTATTTGCCGTATATTTTTCAATTATAATCTTCATAATCATCTACTTCATCACCGTCATATTCATTACCATCCATATAATCTTCCGTCATATGACTCATATCATAAGCCTCCCTTTCAATGTCTTCTTCTTCCTGTATTTCTTCCAAATAATCATCTCTAAAATCATGAAATTCTTCTAAACTAACTTTCTTGGTAGTCACTTTTTTCTCATATTGCATCATTGTTTCCATAAATTCTCGTTCATCATCATAATCTTCTTTTAAATAATTCGTAAGACCTTTTTGTAAACCTTTACTCCATACACCTAATTTATTTATTTTCAAAATTGTATCTGCATCTCTTTCCTCATCGGTTATTCCTTCCAAACGATCAGTAATGATAACTTTTTCTTTTTCTTTTAATTTAAAATTACGATCTTGAATATCTTGATAAGAAATATCAATGTGGTCTTTATATTGACTCATGATTTTGATATATGAAATCAATATTTTTGCGGTTTTATTTTTAAGGGCTTTAACATTTCCTCGTAATAAGACTAGATCTCTTTCCTCATAATCGGTAACATCCACATTCACTCTTCTCTCTTTTTCATCTAAATATTCCACTGTAAAAAGATCATCCATTACATCGCTTGGTTTACGAATTTCTTGAGTATTAATATTTGCTTCATCTTCCGACAAATCAATATAATGAACAAAAATACGTAGTAAATAATATTCAAATAAATATTGACTTGTTCGTTCATCAAAAATAGGTTTCAAAGTTTGGTCTTTATAATGAATCGAACTAAAACATGGTGTTTCCTTGGCTAAAAAAACAAAATTCTTTGAAGTCTGTTGAACCATTTTCAATAAATGAATCAATGAAGGATCCTCATAAAAATTCCGCAAATATTGATAAAATTCAGAAATCGATCGTTTAATATCATTGGTGTGTCTCTGAGAAAGCCCCCAATAAGCAGGAATTTTTATATTGCTATAATCAACCTGGTTCAAAATAATATTCGGAAAGGTAAGCACAATATCTTGAATCATATTTTTGTAAAAATTTGTCATTGTATAAATAGGATCATTCGATATTTTTTTATTTTTAGAATGATCATCTTTCATAATATTCCATTCTGAAAAACTAGATAAAAAAGAAGTCAATATTCGTTCTTCTTTTCTCGTATCCACACCCTTGTTTTGAATAATAAAATCTAAAATTTCTTTTTTCATATTTTCAGTATGTTCAATTAAAAAATTATTCAATGATTTTGTTTCATCGGTTATTTGATTGGTTGCGATATCAAAAGTATCTAATGTATTCATGATCAAATCACGTAAACTCTTTTCAACAACTTCATCGTTTTGGGCTTCAATATTATTCAATGTATCAGTTAGACGATGCAACGATGAAGGCAAAGAATGATTGAAATCAATCGAAAGAATGTTTTTTCTACTAATTACTTGCAGCAAACGTAAAAACATTTTTTCAGTATAATCTCTTCCATCGTTTTTCAATTTACTTATCATCTCATTCAAACTTTCGTTATTATTTAAATAAGTCGGTTTATCACTACATAATGGTAATAAATCATCGTCCATGGGTAACAAACTATTAAAACGACAAAATCGAATAAATCCCAAGTAAATCGTTTTTTCATCAAAAGTCAGATTTAAAGGTGGATAAATGTTTTTCGTATTGATCTTACTAAAAAAAATTTGCGCCTCTGAATAATGACGAATATCCATAAGAATATTACTCAGATTATGAACAATCTTATTATATTGTGGAATATTCGCATCGATTTTTTCAAAATATTGAATAAAAGTCTCTACTGATTTCTCGTCACAACATGCATTTTCTAAATAAGGTTCACGATTTGCTTTATTTAATAAAGCATCCTTTTTAGATACAATTTCTTGAATTTTTTCTTGAATGGTGAGAGAAAATAAGAATATTTTGGACTGGATAATTAATATTTTTTCTCGTTGATTAGGGTTTCCCATCTTTAAATCGCTCAATAAAGTGGTTTCAAATTCTGGAGAAATATTATTCAGATTCTTCATATGAAAAGAGAGAAGTGGAGGCAAAAATTCTTTCCATAAAGAAACATCATGTTCTACCGGTATTTCAATATAATCTTGATTTACTAAAAGATAAGCCGTTTTTTCATCGATTTTGTTTTTTACCATGGGAAATTGTAGTAAAAGATCAATAGAAGTTTTTATTTTATTCGCAATGGCGGTTTCTTTGGTATTTTTAATGACGGTCCAAGGATCCGCGGTATTTTTACGAATCGCATAAACAACACAAGCCAAATAATTCAAACTACTTAAATCATCGCTACCTTCAAAAGGATATCCTGAAAAAGAACGAACACATCCTGGAAAAGTTTTTCGAGTACGTACGGAAGGTATACTGGTTTGCAAAGCAATTAAAAACATTCCTAAGGAGAAAAATAGCAAGGTTGCGTTATATAGATCTTGATAAGAAGGAATATTAGTACCACGATTCGCCATTTCTTTAACCCGTTTTTTATAGGTTTCTTCCTTTTCCAAATGTGTTTTTAAGGATTCCAATACCCCACTAATGATAAAATCCTTTTGAGATTCAATATTGATACCCATCGCAACCGAAATCGCATTCACAATATTGGAAACAATTTTCATTTCAATGGTATCATAAATATTTGTTTTTTGGGATGAAACAAGAATACGATTTCCTGCATCTTCTTTCAAAATAGCACGGGTTGATACTTTAAAACCCTCATTGAATCCTTCGTCAAAACTATAGTCAATTTTACAGATTTCTCTCCCTGTGTATTTATCTGTCCATGCTTTTTCATCATCACTTAATGCACCAATTTTGGCGACTAATTGTTGTAAATATTGATAATATTGATCAGGAGTATTCATAAATACACAAGCTAAATCATAATAAAAAATTGGTAATAATTCGATATTTGTTTTTACACAATAAAGCCAGTGTTCAGATTCTTTATCTCCTGAAGCCCCGATGGAATTTGGAATGGCTTTTCTAGAAAATAAATCTACAAATTTAATAATATCATTTTGTTTTTTAACGAAATCTTGTTGTCCTAAAATAATGTCTCTTATTTGAGCATAAGGTGATCTAATGATTGGTTTTTCGTCTTCACTTTGAAGTCCCATTTCATAGCGTTTATTATTATATTTCAATAATTGTTCTCGTTCAATGAGAGAAAGTTTTGGAAACCAAATAGTAGAATAATAGTCATATTGTTTCCTGATTTTTTCCTCGAGAGCTTGTTTAGAAACCGCATATTTTTCATCAAATTCATCCATCACTTGATTTAGAATCTCTTGTTTTAATTGTAATTTATTCGTCTCTAAAGTTTCACATTTCTCTCCATACTTATCAACTACTTGGAGACATGACGGTTGTAAATCACATAAAATTCCTGGATCAGCCGAATTCACTGATTGTAGAAATTTCTGATCCACCGAATCATCTTTTATCCATTGGTTATCTTTACGAATATAGTAAGTAAAAGAAGGAGAATTTTCTACATTGTGATAAACAATCGCATAATCACCCTCTCGCACTCGTTTCATTCCACCAATTAATGTTTCGGCCAAAAATTCTGCTTCTTTTTCATTTAATCGATAACGTTTCCCTACTTTTTCAGTTAAAAAAACGATAAATTCTTCGGGTGATTTAGAAAACATTTCTTTTTCATATTCATCGAGGATTCCATAATTGGTTTGATCATATTTCTTATCAAAATAAGTATCTTTATCATTATCCATTTTTAATTCTTCTTCAGAAGCATACCATTTTGATACGACATATTTTTTACATTCATTGGTGGATTCTTGGATCCCTTTTTCATCCTTTTTTTCTTGTTCCAATAACTCTTGTAAATTCAATGGAAACATTAAAGGAAGATTTTGTATCGCAAGAACAATGGAAAATAATCTTCCTTGATCTTTTAGTAATATTTTTCGTAATATTTCAGAATCACTTAAATAATTGTCTTTTGTTTCTACAATTTCATAATCATTCATAATTTCATCTCTGTACGAATTATTTGCAGAATCATTTAATAATTGTGTTAGCGAGAAAACGTTTTTCTGAAAATTGGGATAATCTTTTCTTCTTTTAAACTTTGAGAATTCTCTCTCTTTTTCCAAGAAGGATTTATTAAATTCCGAAATTTTTTCATCAATAAATTTAGTCATATCATTATATTGCATATAAGTCAAATCATCTGTATAAATAAGAAAGGGTTCTAATGATTGAACCAAATCTACAATCGATAATTTACCATGAATATATTTTTTTATGTATTGAAAAAGAACCTTTGTTTTGGGTACAATGTAATTAATAAATTCATCATATAATTCTTTTTTAGAAGAGAAAGAGCTTGTATCTCCACTACTACCTAAAATAAATTCTTTGATTTGATTCGCAAAATTATTTTCATTAAAATCAATTTCTTGATCGACTAAAATATTCTGAATTTTGGAAGTTTTTTTAAAAAGAAGCCAATAATTCAAGGAAGTCTGATTTAATACTGCACGATCCAAAATGGTTGTTCCAGGTAATTGAATTCGTGAATATTGGATAACTGGTTCAGGTAAAGTAATAAAAGAATGAATCGACATTGTATCTGGTTGTGTTAATGGGATACGAATCGCAACGGATTGGTTTTTATTGGATACCGTATTTTCGAGTTGATTTAAACCCAGATTGTATTTTTGAATAAGAAATCGTTTACTTAAAATCTGATTTTTAGAATATACGCTTGAATAAAGATCTGATAAATTATCAATAATGGTATGAATATTCGTTTCCACGCTTTTTTCAAGAATAATAGATTCTTGAATTTCTGGAGAAATGTATTCAAAAGGAGTAAAATAAGGATTCAATTCTTGGTATAAAATGGAATATTTATTTTGTTCTTCATTCGTCGTTTTTGAACGATAAGTATCTACTGCAGAAATCATTTGACTAATATCTTCATTTGAATCAATCAAAACTGTATCATTCGTTTCATTCGAAAAAATATCAGTAGTTAAAGAATATATCTTTTTAATATTTTTAACCACAGGTAAAATCCAGTATAAATTCTGTTTAAATGATTTGAAATATTGTTCAAGTGGTTTATAATTTGCTCTACGAACAAAAGAGCCAGTTACATTTCCATATTCATCAAAATGAGAGAAAAGTTGACGAAGTTGTTTAAATCTTTCAATCATGGTGTGAATATTGTTCAATACCGAATGTGTTCTTTTTGTATTGGGTATGGTAGATAATAATTCGTCTAATAAATCACTTGTTTGTACATCAATACTGAATCTTTGTTTATTTGCATCAACGTTTGTATATTGAACAATCGGACCAAATTCTTCATTTCCAAATTGGATCTGGTCAGCTTTTAAAATCATTTCTTTGATTTGGTTACGAAAAGTTGGGATTGGTATTTTTTTCATAGGATCTTGTTTTTCTTCTAATAAATTTTCTCCTTCCACTACTTTATATCCTTCGTCTTCACCTTCTTCTTCATAATTAACTAATAAAGGTTTCTCGGGTTTCTCTCGAATCTCAATGGAATCAATTGGTAAATCAAGTGGAATACCTTGATACTCAAAATTAATATAAATTACATCTCCTTCTGGATAAGTGGTGATTTCGATCATATCTTCTTCTAAATTTGTAATTTCACCTGTAAGAATGGAAGGGACGTCACCTCCAAAATGAATATTAATCCAAGTTCCTGGTTCTAAATGATTTTGTTTTGCATATCCTTTCTTGTCGTCGCGACTTAATAATAAGATAGATTCAATGGAACCATTTCCAAGAACACCTTCTTCTGAAATAGGCATACGAATTTGATCGAAATTATCTATATTTGTTAAAACTAACAATTGAGGATCAAGATATTCAATGATAAAAGTTTCTTCATGAATTCTCTCATTGCTAGAATCTAGAATTTGAATTACATCTCCCAACTGTAATTCTATTTTTTTCTCGTTCTGCATGATTTCTTTATGGATAGAGATAGAGGACATTTGTTTCTATATTTAGATTAGAAATTTTTATGCTTAACTAAAAATCAATAAAAATAAAGTTTAAAGACATTTTCATGATTTATTTAATAATAATGAACATTGAATTTACACCTATAAAATTATCATATATTCCTGGATTCAATGAAATGATCCTGCGACAAGAGGTTAATCCTGGAATGAAATTTCTTAAAGTAACAAATATCGAAACAAAAAATGATATTCATTCAAATTATAAAGTAATTACGTATGATAAGAGTATATTATGCGAGGAACTTGTTTCTACTTATGGATTATGCCGTTCGATAATCATAAATAGAGATCAAAAAATAATAGGTTATGCTCCTCCTAAATCAGTATCTTCTGATTCTTTTATAAAAAACCATTCTTTAGAAGATTCAGCGATTGTCGCAGAAGAATTTGTAGAGGGCACGATGATTAATGTTTTTTGGGACCCAACCATTGGGGTAAGTGGTGCTTGGGAAATTGCTACACGGAATACGGTAGGAGCAACTTCTTGTTTTTTTAAATCGAAAAATAGCAAAACATTTAGAATGATGTTTTTAGAAGCTTGTAACGTGAATCATTTAGATCTAGATCAATTAAATAAGGATTATTCTTATAGTTTTGTCCTTCAACATCCTGAAAATCGAATTGTGGTTCCTTTTAAACAGATTAAATTATATTTGGTTGCGATTTATTTGATTGATACTACAAAAGACGTGATTGTTTATTCGATGCATTTAGATAATTTGTCGAATGAAGTAATGAGGCATTTGGGTTTATTGAATACTCAATTACATTTTCCTAAAAAATATGAGACATCCAATTATTCGGAATTGATTGATAAATATGCATCGATGAATACACCTTATGATATTCTAGGTGTGGTTATTTATGATAAAAATAGTGGAGAGAGAACGAAAATACGTAATCCGGTCTATGAACAAGTAAGGCAATTACGTGGGAATCAACCTAAACTACAATATCAATATTTGAGTTTAAGAAATGAGGGAAAAGTTGCCGAGTTTTTGAAATATTTTAATGAGAATAAAAGAGAATTTTCGGAATTCCGTGATCAAGTACATTTATTTACAAATACCCTTTTTTCAAACTATCATGCATGTTATGTTAAAAAAGAGAAACCATTAATTGAATATTCGGAACAATATCGTACACATATGTTTAATTTACATCGAAAATATTTGGATGAATTGAGAGAAGAAAAACAGTTTATTACTAATAGAATCGTGAAAAAATATGTAAATGAAATGCATCCTTCGTTATTGATGTATAGTTTGAATTATTCGTTACGAAAAAGAAATGTGGACTTGGTGGAAGAAGAAACACTGATTTTATAAATGATGGTATAAATGAAATGTAAACGAAGTAATAGTATAAACGAAGTAATAGTATAAACGAAGTAATAGTATAAACGAAGTAATAGTATAAACGAAGTAATAGTATAAAATGAAATATAAACGAAGTATAAAAAAATTATGATATTTTAAATTGTAAAATATGATAATCTTATAATTTTTATGTTTTATCTAGTATGAAATATTATTTTTATTTTTATATTAACTTTATTAATCCTTTACTAATTTTAGGAATTCCTTTTGCATTTTGGTATAAATTTTAATTAAATCATCAGTACATTCTTTGATATTTTGTTTAATAATACTTGGATCCACAGGATCTTTATAAGCAATACGAATAATACTATGATGATCATGTGGATGCATCTTTTTAAATCCACAATAAGATAATGTTTTTACACCCTCATAGAATTTCGTATATAACATATATTCTAATGCTTTACCAATGGTATAATCTTCATTTTCTAAAATAACATCATAACAATTAGAAATCGTATTTTTAGAAGGTTCTAAAATCAATTCATCTGTTTCCAAAAGTTGATCTACATCTTTTATTTTTTGAAGCATAATAGTAGAAGCTTTATCTAATAATTCACTATTTGAATAAATACCAATGGTTTTCAAAGTAAAATCATAACTATCTTTTTTCACAATACGTAAACCATCTAATAGTTTCCAATTCTTTGCTTCAAATTCAATTTCTTCTGTTTTTTTCCCTTCTTCTTTCCAAATTTGTTTTTTCTTTGCGAGTTCCGCATCCATTTTATCTAAATCAGGTGTAAAACCATAAGCACAAGTAGAAACGACATTAAACATTCCATCTTCTTTGGCTTTTCCTACACTAAATTCACAAGTTAAATGGATTTTTTCTCCAGGTAATTCTTCACTTGCTTTTGGACGTAAACGAACAAAATCAATGTAGTTACCTGTGTAATCATCTGGTGGGAAAATCTCACGTGTTTTTGATTCACTTAAATATTTATTTGCTACTAAATCCTTCACAAGGAAATCTTTTGTAGTAACAACAATCTTTGTATCTGTATTATTTTCAACATTCAATTCTAATTGGTAATTTTTAAGTGGAAAAGATTCAATATCACGAATATGAATCGGAATACAACTTAGGCGTTGTTTTAAAATCTCATTATTTAGACGTGTTGTATTGACTAGAATACTGGCCTTATTTTCTTCATAAGGAGTAGTTTTGAAAACAAGTAGTGGAATATCCGATAAAATGATTCGGCGAATCGCATTTGCTAAACTAACATTTACACCACTTAGTGTAAATTGTAATACATCTTCTTTGTTGGAAATAATTTCGATTTGTGGATTCATAACTTTTATTTATAGTATATATTTTATACTTCGTTATTAAATCATTTTTTTTAGAAATAATTAGAATGTAAAAAAAATGAGTTTAAATAGTTAAAGGAATAAACTTAATATATCATAAAATGAGTTCCATTTTATATTATAGTAATTATTGCGAACATTCAAAAAAACTTTTGCAAACTTTAACCAAGGGAAACCTTACCAAAGATCTTCATTTTATTTGTATTGATAAACGTGTAAAAGATGCGAATAATAAAATGTATATTGTTTTAGAAAATGGACAAAAAATTATCATGCCTGAAAATGTAACTCGTGTTCCAGCTCTTCTTTTGTTAACAGATGGTTATCAGGTTTTATATGGAGAATCGATTTTACAATTTTTTAAACCTAAAATGGAGACCCAAGTGAAAAAAGCGACTTTTAATAATATTGAACCGATGGCGTTTTCTTTCGGTGGTGGGGGATTTGGAACCGTTGTTTCCGATCATTATAGTTTTTTAGATATGGATTCTGATTCTTTATCAGCCAAAGGAAATGGAGGTTTACGACAAATGCATAATTATGTGGATTTAAATTACAACGATGAGATTACGACGCCAGCAGATGAACATGATTACAAAGCAAGTAAGATTCCTGAAGGATTAACTGTGGAACAATTACAACAACAGAGAGACCAGGATTTACAGAAAATATCTGGCGGGGATCGACGTAGTGCTTTTTAAGGATCTTTTTATTTGATCGGTATTTTTATTTTGATCGGTCTTTTGATTTGATGATATGAGCCAAAAAAAAAGAGTCTTATCATTTTTAAATTTATTTAGACTCTTACACTATTTTTTTTATATTTTAGGGTTTTTTACAAAATTAATATATTTATGGTTTTTTTAGTATAGCAATATCACGATATAAATCAAAACAATATTGATCACAATCATATTTGCGAAATAATATAAATAAGTATTGAATGAATGATTTTAATTTTTTCAAAGGAGGAATTTTCCACCAGATTTCTTGAATGACTGTAGTATTATACAATCCTTTCCACATAACCGTCATTTTTTTGTATAGGATTCTATTACGAATCATCTTATAAATTTTATGGTAGATTTGGTAAATATATCTATTCAACAACTTTTTATTTAAAGAGTGGAACAATTTGATTGGGTTATATTTATGCTCCAAAATAGCTGCTTTTGTCTCATACATGAAATAAGATTGAATGGTTTTTAACAAATCATCAGGTAGTTGAGCAACTCTTTTCAGGAATTTTTTCCAGTTTTCGTCTTTTGCTTCTATTTTTTTTCTTTTGTTTTCTTCTACCGTATTTTCATAAATTTCAATATTCATTACTGGAATCAATGTTTCAGACTCAAATTTTTCATTTACATCATTCAAAAGTCTGGTATCTCTAGAATTTTCTATCATTAATTCATGTGTTTTTGTACAGTGATTACCTATTTTCTTTTGATAATCACTGACTTGTTTTTTAATATCAAGAACCGTACCTGTAAATGAGATTTTTTCATTGGACATTTTTTTAACTACATCATTGAGAGTTTCAATCATGTGTTTATTTTTATGAATTATTTGATTCATATCAGACGTTGCGTTATTGTGGTCATTTAATTTTTGATTGAATTCTCCTTTTTCATGTTCGTTTTTCATGAATTTTTTGAAATCACGTGAATTCATAAAATTTTGATTATCAGTAATGGTTTGGTTGTTTGATAGTTGCATGAACATTTTGAAGATCTTTTATGGATAATTTCCCTTTAAGCTTTTGTATCTATGCTTTTAAGTAGATTTGAAAAAAGTATTTCAATTTTTTATATTACGTATAAAATGGCTTAGCTAATCTAGATTTCACTAAACTTTTTTTGGACCCCATACTCAACTTTCCACCACAGTCATTTTGCTGTGGCTCCCCCTCTTCCTGGATTTTTACAATGAACATGCATATTTATGATGCGGTTAATAAAAATTTAGTGAAATCTAGTTTAGATAAGCATTTTATATGTAATATAAAAAAAATTGAAATACTTTTTCATAGTTTTATTCAAGATATATTACACTGTATTAAGATTAACTTCAAAATATGTCGCAAATACAACAAATTCCCGTCTTAGCTTACGACAGTCATTTCATGCCTCTTGCAGAGTCTGCAAAGAATATGAACAAGACCGAGTTTAAGAATTTCATGAATCTTGAGAAGAAAAAAGAGAAATTCAACGAAACACTGTTTGAGTATTCAGCGGAGCATGAAAAAACTAGGCTCGCAGTCGAAGATATTAGTAAAAACATCGAAATTCATAATCACAAAATAAAAAATTTAAGAGAAATGAAAATCGAAGGAAACTTGGAAAAAGTTGAATCGTTGATTAAAGATATGAAACAGCGAATCAATGTAACCCTTAACTTAAAACGCAATTCTGAAATAGAATATAAGAAACTCTTTGAAACATTCGAACAAAAAAATCGTGAGTTTGGACGCAACTCTGAAATGATCCACATGGAAGATGATCTTTACGTCGAGGATATCGATAATAGAAATAGAGAGAAAAAAGAGAAAGAAGAAGATAAAGCCTTTTTGAAATTATTCGGAAAGCTTCCTGATGATGTCTTAAGAGTTATCCAGTCTTATTTCACGTATGAAACACGCTCAAACATTTTAGTCAAGACTTATAACCCAGTCAAGATGTTTTGTTCACTGAAGAAGAGTGGATTACAAAAGGTCATCGATAAGATTAACAAGAAGTATGCTCCTACTATGAAAAAGAATTCTCGAGCTTGGAAGGTTGATCCTAAATTACATACCAAAATGAAAACACTTTATACTCTATTTTATGACGGACCTCGTTTCAGTTATTCTGAGGGTCTCCATTGCAAGTTCAATCTCTCTATCAATGAGATGAAGATGTATCTTCAATATATATTCTTACTATTTCGTAAATTTCATCAACATCAATGGTGTTTTGAATTGTATCGTATGATCATTGTATGCAAAAAATAATTTATATTTATAAACCATGTAATTTTTAACTAGGGCGAAAGCCTTTTTTTATTTCTTCTATAACTTTTTTTAGTTTGGACCCCATACTCAACTTTCCACCACAGACATTTTGCAGTGGAAAGAAAAAAAATTGAAATGTTTTTTATAAATTATATTAAATTACTAAATATAAATTTGTTTAAAAATGGCTTCCTTTTTACCTTTACCAAGTGCAAGAAATTTAATTCAACAAGAGATTTCTAGTGAATTTGAAAATCTAAAAACGCATGATTTGGAAAAATACATAAGATTAAAACTAGGGCAAAGAATATTTCCTACACCAATTGAGAAATCGTGTTTGTTTAACAATACACGTTGTAATTGCAAGAATTGCAAATATAATGAATGGTATTATACGTGGAAAAAAGATGGTCATTTAAAACTTGATTTTGATGCTCGAGAATATACAAAAAGCAATTTAAAAATAGTTCAATTATTTGATGAATATTTCGCTGAGATTAAAGTTGTGATACATAGTCACAAAGGTTCTATTGAGGCGTATTTTATTCATTTGGATGACTATAATAAATATGATTATTGGAAACAAAGTTATCAAGAGATGAAATTACCTTATATTGCTCACATAGATTTAACTGATATAGGAACCGTAGAAATCATAAAAACAATCATTGAGATAATTACAAAAATAAATAATGGATGTACCATGCCTGGGATTTGTGGAGATAATAATGATCATACATTCTGTGATACATGTATGATACGTAATCATGGAATCATCCCATCTGTGTTTAATTTTAAAATAAAAAAAATAGCTTTCTTTCATTCTATATTTCCAAAAACAATTACAATAACATCAATGAATGAAAATAATATTGTGATTGATTGCGAAAAGAATTTTACGGAAGATGAGAAAAATGTGATTTATAAATACAAGATTCATAGATTAAAAGACTTAGTGACTCATCCAATCATACATGCAATCGATAAAACACAATGCTTATTATATTATAATCTTGTTTTAGAAAATTATAATGCAAATGGTTTTGAAGTATTTGTAAATTTTGCTTCTATTCAATTAGATAAATATTTATTTAATATTATTGTATTACATGACCAAACTATAAAATATTGTAGTTGTTCAGGAGAAACAAGCTTTTTAATCATAAATCAGAATTATATGTTATAAATTATATTTATTAGCTATGTTATAAAAAAAATATATATAAAACCTTATAAAAATCATGGAATTTGATCCAAGTTCTATGATTTTTTTTATGGATTTTTGACTCCACCTTTCTTTACTTTTGTTATAAAAAAGTGGAATTATCCTCCCGTAGGTTTGGCTCCACCTTCTTTACTTCGTTATAAAAAAGTGGAAGAGGAGTGAATCAAGATCGTCAACTTGGTTAAATTTTGAATATATTTTAATGTTTTTTGTTGATTTTCTTCACTCATTTGTCGAATTGGCTCTCTCAAACGATTAATCGATTCTATGATTTTTCCTGAATTTTCGGAACTTGCTAGATCTTGAGAGTAATCTTTTTTAAGAAAAAAATCTAAATTTCCTGATTCTATTTCATGTTGGTATTTATCGACAATATATGTTTTCCATATTTTTACAATCATTTTTGGGTTTGCTTTTCGAATCGCTAATAACGAGTTTTTCGCCATTAAAATATCATGGTCCTGCGGAAAAACATTTTGGATATCTGTTACAAATTCCACAAAATGATCATTAAAAACGGATAATAAATTCGAACTAGACATTAATGATTGAATTCTAGTTATTTTTCTTGTGTTATTTTTATACCGTTTTATAAATAATAATTATTTTTTCCACTTTTTTTCTGCATTGTAAAAAAGAGCCAAAAACCTATAGAAAAATCATATATTTTACACCTTTTCGCGTTGAAAACGTGCAAAGTAACAGTTCCATTCCATTCATTTCTGCCCACAAAGTGGGGGCATATTGAATGAGAAATGGTCTAAAACCGCACCTTTCTTTTAACTGCGTAAAAAAATGAAAGAAAACTTCAAGGTTTGCCTATTTCAAGCCATTTAAATTTTGATTTTGGGGATTGTTCTAAAAACCCTGATGAGTTGCAAGAATGGTTGCTTCTTGATAAATAATTTGGTCTTTCTTTATTATTTATCGCATTATATTCAATCTTATAAATATTTTGAAGTTTACAATAACTTAAATATATACATAACAATATAAAATATGAACGATAAAATTAATCTTTACGATTTCATAAAAGAAAGAGAATTTATACATAGTCAAGAAGAAATAAATTCATATAGAGAAGGTTTGATGTTATTGGTTCAAAAACCAAAATCAGTTCATGGTATCACTTATTATTTTACAAATCAGTTTTCAATAGTGAATATTGATTGTTTGAAAATAGATGATAATGGTTATTATTATTATGAATTTAGACCAGAAAGAAATGGTGATATTATTGATGAAATTAAATATGAAACTTCAAATGATTTAGATGCTAAACTCATATATTCTATTGGTGGTATGGTTTATCTACCTGAAGAGTTTAATGAGTTTTTATTTGTTTCAGCAATATTTAATGAATTTAAAGTAAGGATTACATTTATGAGAAAACCTGTTTTTGATGATAAATTTAAAATAATTTTAAGATATTGGTTGCTTGATAGCGAACCAAGAATATTATTACAAAGAAGTAATGTTATAACAAAATATAATATATATAATGGTGGGATATGTGAAAAATTAAATAATTAAAATCGTTTTCTAAAGGTGAGAAACTATAAATATGTCTTCTAATATCTAATGTAAAATTCATATTATATTTAATAAAAACTTATTTATCATCATACATCTTTATTATGTTATAATTTTTATTAAATTTTTCATAATTATCACTAATCCATTTTCTAAAATTATTTACAGATATATTATATCTATCTGTATTTTTAACCTCCAAGAATACTCTTTCATATATATCTTGTTTATTTCCAGTATAATATTCTAAAGCAGTAAAATCATTATATTTACAATACTCACAATTATGATATAAATAATAAATTGCACTTTTAATTTCTGTGGGTGTGTTAATATATTCAATATCACTTTCACGATTAAGTATATTTACCCATTTTTTAAAAATTTCACTTTTATTCAATAAATCATCCCATTCATTTATTTCAAAAATACTTATATCAGTATTCATTCTTATAATTCTTATTAAATCATTACTTGGACTACAATAACTTATAACATAAATATATTTTTTATTGTCTTCAATATCTATATCGTAATCCATATTATTCATATTTTAACTTAGTATTATTTATTTAAGTATATTTTTAATTTTCCTTTTTCTCGTAGATGGTTTCCTTATAAATTCTATATTTTTATTCATTACGTATGCGTGTTGTTTTTATTATTTTGAGAAAAATATAAAAAATAATTGAGGATGCGGTTTTAAATCTTCAAGGGTGTAAATAATAATAATCTATTTAAAATATTTTTGACTCAACTTTTTATAACTTTGTAAAAAGGTGGAAGAAATATTAATTCAATCTAGTTTGATTTAAAAAAATCTTTTATATAAAAATATACAAATGAATCAAGAAAATAAAATGCCTGATGAATTTCCAAAGATTATTAGAGATTTTATTTCTGATATCCAAACTACTTTTCCTGAAATTAATCCTTTAATAAAAAAATGGTGGAAGGAGAAATCAGTTTTCGAATATATAGAGAATGAAGAAGAACGAGAGAAGAAATATTTAGAAGCTCAAGAATCTAGTATTCAATTTTTATTTAAATTTATTCAGAAAAAATGGCCTCCTAGATTTTTCGATATCTTGTATCAAAATGAAGAAATGTTTCAATCTGATTCTACGATCGATACTGAATTCTTACCTCATATTCATTTCAAGAATTTATGGGAATTTGATATTAGTGAAAAAACGAGAGAAACCATTTGGAAATATTTACAATTAATCATGTTTTCTATATTAGGATCTATTTCAGACAAAGGTGCTTTTGGGGATTCCGCCAAGTTATTTGAAGCCATCAATCAAGACGAATTTAAAAGTAAATTAGAAGAAACCTTGGAACAAATGCAAAATATGTTTCAAAATATGGATGGATCTTCTCCGGATTCATCATCAAGTTCAAGTGAAGAACCAAATTTCAATCTACCTAACGCTAATAATATTCAAGATCACATTAATGGAATGTTGGAAGGAAAATTAGGGAAATTAGCCAAAGAAATCGCCGAAGAAACCGCTGCCGACTTGAACATGGACATGGAAAATGCTACTGATATGAAAGATGTTTTTGAAAAGATGATGAAGAATCCTACCAAATTAATGGGATTAGTGAAAAATGTCGGGGATAAATTAGATTCCAGAATTCGTTCAGGAGAAATTAAGGAAAGTGAACTCATTTCTGAAGCCGCAAATATTATGAGTCGTATGAAAAATATGCCTGGAATGGATAATATTGAATCCATGCTTAAAAAAATGGGTGTCCCAGGATTAAGTAAAAATAGTAAAGTCAATACGGGTGCAATGGAGGCTCAAATGAATCGTAATTTAAAAACCGCACAAATGAAAGAACGTTTAAAAGCCAAGGCGGAGTTGAATCGTTTACAAAAAGAAGAACAACTGAAACAAGCTGTTTCACCTCCTGCTCCTTCGGCTGATGCGATTTCAGATGAACAACTTATATCTATTTTTAGTACTGGAGAGAAAGTTGAAAAGACACCTCGAAATGCTGTAAAACCAAATTCTCAAGAGGCAAAACCTAAAAAGAAGAAGGGAAAGAAATAAATATGTTTATTTTTCTAATTACCTTCAGAATAATTTATTTTATTTATTTACTTTATTTATTTTATTTACTAATTTTAACATGGTAAATTTTACAGATACATCTCTTGCTGTTTTTACAATAAATAGTAACTCTGTATTTACTACCGAAACTATTTATTTGCCTCATGGAACAAGAGAAGTTGATGTAGTAGCTACAGCAACAGATTCAGATGCTAGTGTTCAATTTGTCGGTAATTCTGCATTAGTTACAGGATCAAATTTAGTAAGAGTTACTGTTACGGCTGCTGATGGCAAAACAACTCATGTGTATACTAGGTCTTTATATGTTTTATCAAATACGGATACTTCTCTTGCTGTTTTTACAATAAACGGAAAATCTGTATTAGATTATGAATCTATTTATTTATTCTATCCAACAAGAGAAGTTCATGTAGTAGCGGTAGCAACCGATCCAGATGCTACTGTTCAAGTTGCTGGTGATACTGGATTAGTTATCGGAGAAAATAAACTAATAGTTATTGTTACAGCAGCAGATGAGATAACCACTTATATTTACGGTGTGACTTTATTTGTGAATGAAAATGTAAATTGTTTCAATCAAAATACAAAAATTCTCACCAACAAAGGATACAAAGCTATCCAGGAGCTAAGAAATGGTGATTTAATTAAAACATTCAAACACGATTTCAAACCCATTGTTATGATAGGAAAAAGAGATTTTTATCATCCTGCGAGTAAACAACGAATCAAAGAACAACTTTATACGTGTTCTCAAAATAATTTTCCTGATGTTTTTGAAGATTTAGTTATTAGTGGTAGTCACTCAATTTTAGTGGATGATTTTATAAGTCAAGAACAAAGAGAAAAAGTCATAGAAGTCAATGGTGATACTTATGTAACCGATAATAAATATCGACTTCCAGCTTGTGCTGATCCTCGTGCTTCTATTTATTCCGTTCCACAAACTTGCACTATTTATCACTTGGCTCTTGAAAATGATGATTATTTTATGAATTATGGTATTTATGCAAACGGTCTTTTAGTAGAGACATGTTCTAAAAGATATTTAAAGGAGTTATCGAATATGGAATTGATCGAATAAAATCGGCGTTTGAAATGTAAAAAGGTGTAAAAAAGAATTAGAAATGTTAAAAAAATAAATACGGGTGCGATGGAGGCTCAAATGAAAGAACGTTTAAAAGCCAAGGCGGAGTTGAATCGTTTACAAAAAGAAGAACAACTGAAACAAGATGTTTCACCTCCTGCTCCTTCGGCGAATGCGATTTCAGATGAACAACTTATATCTATTTTTAGTACTGGAGAGAAAGTTGAAAAGACACCTCGAAATGCTGTAAAACCAAATTCTCAGGAGACAAAACCTAAAAAGAAAAAGGGAAAGAAGTGAGTTTTTTCTTATTTAATTATTATTAATTATTATTAATTATTTATTCAATTATGATCATCATTTATGGTATTATCTATTGTAAAATAAGAGTCATCTAAATCTAACATTTCGAAGATTCCTATTAAAAATTTATTTCTTTGTTCATTGTTTTCATTTAATTGTTTTCGTTTTTTACCATAGTCATCGTCATTACGAATTACATAATGATTTAATGCGATATTTATTTTTTTATAATTATCTTCAGAATAATCTATTTTATTCCAATTATCAGGCCAAGAGTCTGATTTTCCACCATAATTATTTATTGATTCTCCAGTTACATGTGTTTTATGTAATCCTAATTTACAATTATCCATAATCATAGATGTACGATTAATGCTTTTACCAAAATCAATACTATTTAGAATATATCCATTCCAAGATAATTTATCTATCAAATCATAATTTAATCTTTTCACATTATTTTTTATTGAAAAATCATCTGAAATTTTTCCATATATTTTATTTGGATTTATTATGTTCCATACGACATAAATAGAACCAATATTTTCATTTACGCTTGATAAATATGTTTTAATTGTATATCCGTTTTTACCATACATATATTCATCAATATCTACTATAATAATCCATTCGGTTTCGTTTTTAATTATATGATAAAAGTTATCATTTATAAATGCTTTAACACCGTCTATATTTGAATAAGCATTATTAATATTCATGGTACGATTATCAGTAATTATTGTAACCAATGAATCATAACCATAATTATGTATTACTTCTTCTAAATTATCACTACTGTTATTATTCACAATATAAAAATGTTCAACTCCTTGATTAATATAATGCTTTATAAAATCTGAAATATATTTTGCTTCATTTTTAACACATAAACACAAGGATAATTTATATTTATAATCCATTATATTTTTTAGAGATAAAAAGATAATAAATATTTTACGAATTACATTTTTTATTTTTTTTTGTTTTTATTTTGTAAGTAATATGTTTATTTTTCTTTGTTTTTCTTCTTTTTAATGATCGTGACCCACGTTTTACAACTCGCTCTGTCCGTTTTACAACTTGTCCACCTTTTCTCTCTTCTTCCAACAATTGATCAAAATCTTTCCAAAGAACAACTTCACTCGCTCCATCTAAATCTTCTGTTGAATAATCCCTGTTTCCCTTTAAATTATTTTCATCAATGATGGTACCGTCATAAGTATCGCCGAAATATTTTTGAACTAAAAGATGGTATTTCTTATTTGTCGGACCTCCTGAATATTGTTCATTCGGATCGCTATATTTAGCAATACTTGGATCAAAAGGTTCGATCGTTTCACGAATCATTGTACGGACGTTCGCATCGCCAATATCCAATAATTTTGGGTTTTTCATAAAGCGATAACTTTTTGATATGCTACCATATACTTCCCCATAATTTTTAGATAAAGCAAACCACTGTAAACTAGTCATTTCATTCAAAGGAAGATATCGATGAAATTGTTTATATAAAATAGTTGGAATCATCTATAAATTACATAGATTTTATTATTATCGTAAATGCGATTTTGCATACTTATTTTTTTCGTTTCTTCTAATAATAATAAAAACACATGTTTTCAGAAAATCATACATCAGGAAAACATATGATTTGTGATATAAGAAATATTCAAAATATGAATTTATTAAATGATTCGGAAAAATTACAAAATCTATTGAATAAAATATGTGAAAATTATGATTATCCTATTTTAGGTGTACTAAATCATCTATTTACACCAGAAGGTTCTACAATTGTTTTTTTATTATCGGAATCTCATGTTTCTATTCATACTTTTCCTGAAAAATCCTATCTCGCATTTGATTTGTATACGTGCAGAAATTACGAAGATGATTCAGATTATACAAGAATCTATCATTTTTTAATCGAAGAATTAGAAGCAGGAGTCGAAAGTTCTTATACGATTATAAATCGCAAATTTTAGTCCATCCCGAGTTTTACATCTCTTGATCCTTCTTTATTAGTCGAATATCCGCAAAAAATAAGTATTATTATATATATAATACAATGAATATATCATTTTGGTCCAATGATCCAACCATTTTATTTAACAAAGATTTTTTATTTGAATTGTGGCCTACCAGTAATATGTGTTATGAGCAAAAATTAAATGCGATTACTCGATTGATTATTTTAATTACTCTTTTAGGATACATTTTAACCATGTCCATTCGTGTTTTACTGGCTGGCTTTGTAACACTGGTCGTGATTTTCATTTATTATAAAATGCGAAAACAGAAAATTACGAAAGAAATGGTCGAAGAAGGTTTTTCGTTATTACCTGATGAAGATTACAATGATATTAGCGATAATTACAATCGTCGTGGTATCGCAGGAAAAACCATTATTAATCCAGTCACTTTAGATGAAGTTGTTCGTGATGAATTCAAAGAAGGAAATAAAAGAAATCCATTTAGTAATGTATTGTTGACTGAGATTATGGATGATCCTCAGCGTAAAGCGGCGCCACCGTCTTTTAACCCTGATATCGATATAGATATTACCAAGAATATCAAAAAATCGGTGCAATTTATGAATCCAGGTATCAAAAATACCAATAAACAGCTTTACGGCGATTTATATGAGCGCTGGGAATTAGATCAATCTGATCGAGTTTTTTATAGTACAGCAAATACTCGTGTGGCGAATGATCAAGGTGCATTTGGGCAGTACTTGTACGGAGAAATGTATTCTTCTAAGCAGTCAGATCCTGAAGGTAATTTAATGCGCGTAAAAGACGCGTTTAGATACAACCTTTATTAATTTTTATTTTTTTGTTACCATATATGCAGACAAAATATTTTTTATATTTATTATATTTATTATTTTAAATAATATCCATTTATGTCTTTTGAAGCATAACAAGATGAAGCGTAATGACCTTCTCTTCCACAGCGAAAACAACAATCATCATCACTATCACTATCACTATCACTAGAATCAATCTTAAACAAATTATTTTTATTTTTTAAATTACAATAATTTTCATGATGTTCACATTTTTTTTCTTCAAAAAACTCTTCTCCACAATAGTCGCAACACCAAATTTCTTCTTCACTTTCTGTTTCCCAACATTCATTTTCTTCACAATCTTTTGCAAAATGACCATCTTTCCCACAAACAAAACATTTATTATTTGTTCCATTACTCATTTGTTTTAATGTATCTATTGTTGATTTTTCTAATTTTACTGAAACAAAAGAACCACCTCGAACATTATCGATTCCATATTTATCCATATATTGTCTTGTGACTTTGTCTTCATCATAATCATCACAATTTGGTTTAAGTTCCAAAACTTTAATTGGTTTATATTTTTTAGTCCATGCTGAACCATTTGAATCAAAATGACTTTCTAATCGAAATTGTGGATTATTTGTTTTTCCAATATAATATTTTCCTTGTTCTAATTTAAGTGTGTATATAAAAACCATTCTTGAATTTATAAATATTTTTTATAATAATATTTATTTCAATTTTATTATAAAAACCTTTAAAAAATCTTACCCAAGGTGCTGTTGTAAACTCCCGACGCAACATTCGCGCTAGCATTGTAAGCTGCTTTCGCAGCAACCGAGGATATATTTGAAGTAATCGTCAGCGCACAATTACTCACGAGTGCCGTCAATTTTTTAAAAGTATTCCAATTGTATGCATTTTGATAACTTAATTCTTCAATGATTTGTTTGATCAATTGCCGAATTTCTTCTTTATGCAATAAATCATTCTTGATAATATTATCTAATAAGCAAACAATTGTATTCTTGTATTGAATCAAATTATCCTCTTGTGGTTGAAGACTCGAGAGAATCATTTCTTTTACTTTCGGCATACGCAAACCACGTAAAAGAATTTGCAATAGACTGAAAAATCGTGCATCTTCGTTATTGTTATACTTTACAATCATATCATAGACATTCAAGAGTAAAATATTATATTTTTCATCTGGATTAGTAGTTTTATTCAAAAATACGGCATTCTCAATCGTCTTTTTAATAATTTCCAGTAAACAATTGGAGAATTCTTGATTGTAATCGAGTAAAAACCATTGAATAATATCATTCATGAATTTTCGAAATTCTGGGTTTTCATTGAATACTAATTTTTCAGTTTCAATCGCATTGATAAATTTATAATGGGTTAAAAAGATATTTTTCAAATTGGTTTTATCTAGAAAATCGATTAAAAAAATAATGACTTCTACATTCGTAATTTGAAATTGGTCTAATTTGGAAGTTAGATCTTGAGAAGAATCACCACCTCTTCTTCTAGTATTTTTATTATTTTTTTGGTTTCTCTCTTTTTTATACATTCTTTTTGTTTTTCTACTAGGCATTTTAATTTATTTATTATAGAATAACTTTAGAATAAAAATGTTTTCTCTCTAGTTTTTTTTACTTATCTAATATATAATACAACATGGCTAATGTTTCTTCTTATACATTTGATAATATTGCTAGAATAGGAAACGATGATTGCTGCATTGACCAAAAAAGTGTTCAAAATGTAGCTTCATGTAACTATAATTTACAAAATTATTTTGCATCAGATTGTAGTTTACAAAAAGCCAAAAGTTTCGCCACTACTCAACCTGGAATCTTTTACAATGGAGGACACAATACAGGTGCAGGTGGATGCAATATCGACGATTCTTCTAAACTTCAAATTGGTACCATTCAAACCCATCCAAAAGCTCGCATCGATTTATTTCAACGTCCTTTCGCAACCGTTCCTTATTTAGGAAGAGGATCCGTCAACCCAGTGATGGAAGCTCAAATTCAACAAGGAGAGAGTATGATCAATAAACGCAGTGTAAATACATTAAGTGAAAAAAGTTATATTAAATATCACCAGACACCATTATTACCTGCGATTCAAGATAAGGTTACCAATCCTGCGAACAGTGTAGAAGGAGTTGCTTCTGAAGGATGGATCCGTGGAGGTATTCCTTCACGTGAATTGACTCGTGATAATGATTATTTCAAGAAACACACAAGTAAACAATACATTTAAGAGGTAGACGTATTTATACCTTTGAAGAATTACTTTTTACATGAAATCAATTTTTTATAATCTTTTGTTTCAATCACAAACGGCATTTCTTTAACACCAGAATCTCTTAAATTCGCAAATCGATTGCGACCATTACAAAAATCAATATTACCATGACTATCTAAATAAATATATGGTGGATCCGATACTTTTAATTCAAGTAAATCTTTTTTTGAATGTAATAATTTTTGTTTGGAACTATCATATTTTATCGTTTCAAATTTACCAATATAATCCTTTGTTTTTTTCCAACGATTTTCTATTTCATGAACATTAATGATGACTAATTTACATTTTTTAGGAAAATACTTGTAATTCGACATAAGTGTAATCGTATGTTCAATTTTATCTTTTGGTATCACTACATTTAATAAACTTACATCCATTTTAGATTTTTTATGTGATTAACAAAATTACATAAAAAAGTATCAATTTTATTCTTTAGAATCAGCATTTGAAATGTGGAAACAAATTATAGAAAATTATACTATAAGCGTTATATTATATATATATTATATTATACATATATTATGAATATTATATCTATTTTTGCAGGTAGAAAGAATAATATTGAAATTTTAAAAAAATATTTGCAAAAAGCATTAGATCAAAATATAATTGATCAAGTTCATTTTTGGAACAATACAAGAAATTCTTGTGATGAGGAATATTTAAAATCGATAAGTAATTTAAAAAGAACGTCAAGTTCTGGAGGTGGAAATTATACTTTAATTACCCCAATCATTATAAATAATTCTTTTGAATTAAATATAAAAGCAAGTAATGATATACATATCAAAATTAACAATGATGAAACAAATTATGAAATTGTTTTAGGTGGTTGGAATAATACAAAATCTCTTATCAGAGAAAACAATCATGAAATTTTTAGTGTAGTTGAAAATGATGTAGCCGATGGAAACAAATACAATAATTTTAAAATCACAATAAATGATAATAAATTAAGTGTTATTAAAAATAATGAATTATTAATCTATAAAAAGATTAAAAATAATTTTGAAATGAAGGAAATCTATTTTAAAACAGGATATAAATCTATCGGAAAATTGAATTATAATACAAACAAAAATAACGGATTTTATTTTATGGATACTTGTGAAAAAAGTTGGAAAAACTATTACAATTATTATAATGATAATGAATATTCAAATGATATAATAATTAAATGTGATGATGATATTGTTTTTATTGATTTATTTAAATTACCAAAATTTATTGAATTTGTTAAAAATAATGAATATGATTTAGTATTCGCGAATACAATAAATAATGGTGTTTCAGCTTATTTTCAGCAAAATAAGTATCATTTAATACCAAAAGAATTAATGGATTTAGAATACCCTTCTAATGGGTTGTGTGGTTCATTATGGGAAAGTGGAGAAAAAGCGAATATTTTACACAAATATTTTATAGAAAATTATGAAAAATTTTTAGATTATGAATATAATAATGAAGTAATTCCTATAGAAACTAGATTTAGTATAAATTTTTTTGGTTACAAGGGAAAAAATTGGTATAAAATTATAGACAGTTATGATGGTAATGATGAATATAATTTAACAGTGGATTATGTTAAAAATAGGGAATTTAAGAATATACTATATAGTGATTTTTATGTATCACATTTATCATTTTATAAACAAAATGAAACAGGTATTCAAGACGTCGAATTAATAGATGACTATCACAAATTATTTGATAATATAGAAGGTAGTGGTGTATAAAATAGCTTTGATTCTATTTTTTATTTTATTTTATTATAAAAACTGGAATATATATGAGTTCAAGTATTTTAAATTTTATTAGAGATTTTATTGATTTTGACCCTGAATCAAATGAAGATTATAATTTAGATCTCGATGATGTAGGAATAGAAACCATACCTGATGATATTGGTGATTTAAATGAAAGTCATGTTTCTGAAATAAATTTAAGTAATAATGAAATAACTTCTTTACCAGACAGTATTGGAAAATTAAAGAAAATCGATCAATTATATCTAAGTCATAATGAATTGGTTGTTTTACCTGAAACCATTGGAGATTTAACAGCCTTAAAATATTTATACATCGATCGAAATTCACTAACTTCTTTACCAGAAAGTATCGGGAAATTGGGAAACTTGGAAAAATTAATCGCAGATCGTAATCAATTTACTTCTATACCAGAGTCGATCGGAAATTTAGAAAATTTGGAAGAAATCAATCTAAGTTTTAATGATTTGACTTCTTTACCAGAGTCGTTTGGAAATTTACGAAATTTAGAAATATTAGATTTTGATGGAAATCAATTGGCTTCCTTACCAGAAAGTATCGGCAATTTACAAAATTTACATTATTTAAGTTTACATGGAAATAATCTAGTTTCATTACCTGAAAGTATCGGAAATTTAATCAATTTAGAAACATTGAATCTAAGTGGAAATCTAAATTTGCGTAGTTTACCTGAAAGCATTGTGAATCTTACTCATGTAGATCTCGAAATATCCATTACTGATACAGCGATTACATCTTTACCTGAGAATTTGCCTGAAAATATCATGATTTTCGGATTTCGACAACAAAGACATGCTGCTGTAGCAGCACCAGAACCACAAGTAGATGCCTATCAAATTCATCGTGCGTCCTCCAAAATTGATTATGAAAAATTAGTCGCATTTTTGAAGAGTAAATTAGGGAATCTTGAATTTCCTGCAAATTTGAATTACCCGTCTTTTATCAATGAAACCTTGTCGACTTTTATTCGCGAAAGTAATGAATCCGAGGAAGAAAAAACGACTTTGAGTGAAGGTCTCTCGCGAATCATGAATGAGCGATTAAATGGATTAAATTATGCTTTGAATTCTCCCCTATTGAATCAATCTATTTTTTATACTTTGGAATATATTAAGAAAAAAACCCAAGAATTCAAAAACGCTTACGTAGCTACTTTTATTAAAGATTGTGTTGAGGCATATAATGGTCCTGATGGAATGACTTGTGCTGCTGGTGCCCTTGAGAGAATTGTTTTTTCTTTGGAAACAGCGATTGTAGCTTCCTCGCCAGAAAATCCAGACGATCAACAAATCCTCGATATTATTACTGCGAATCCAGATAAATTAGTAGTAGAATATATTCAAGATTGGTATCGTTTACATAAAAAAGGTACCCCAAATGCTTTTACGAATGAAACCGAAGAGGAAAAGAAGAGGGATTTAATGCGATTTTTAATAACTAAAATGCCGCTGCAAAATCCAGACTGGATCCGACAAAAAATATCAGAAATTGCAGACTATATTGGGTATGAAGAGGATGATTTTCTTTATGGCGGTAGAAAACGCAGAACCAAGAAGTCTAGGAACTCTGGGAAACGTGGGAAAAAGACTTTGAAGAAGAAGTCTGGGAACTCTGGGAATAAAAAGAAATCGGCGAAAAAGCCCAAGAAAATAACGAAGAAAACGAAATCTAAAAAAGTAAGAAAAACAAGAAAATAATCTAATGGAAACAATATAAAATTATTTGCATTATATTATTTATTATGAATGATTTTTTAACTCAAGTAAATAAAGGTACAACAAAAGATTTTTGCTCGGACTTTAACACAGACTTTAACACAGAATTTTGCTCCACTTTTTTTAAAAGTGGAAAAAGTGGAATAACATATCACACAAATGAAGTATTTTTAGAAACAGATGAAGTCACTGAAGATGAAAAAAAATTTATAAGAAATTGTATTTATCGTCAAGAATTACTGAATTTATTTGATTTAGAAGATTTTGACGAGGTTTTAATGAATCAACGAATGTCTTTCTTATACAAAAAAATAGTTTTTGACTCTGATTTCCAGATCATCTTGGAAAAACTACAAGATACTTATTTTTTACCATCGAAAGAGGACTGTTTTACACTATTATTTTCGTTTGATTACTTGTATATGACACATTTATGCTTTTGTGATTTGTTTGAATCGGGAAAAATCGAAAAAGAACATAAACTTTCTCTCTTGGATTCAATTCAGAAGAATCATAATAAAGAATTATAATTCATGTAAAATAATCTTTTCTATTTATAAGATAACAAACAAAGATGGCTTCTACACGAAATATTAATACACCTGGAGATTATTGTTTACAACAGAGAGAATTTAAGCAATCCGAACAATATACTTTATATCCCAACTCGCAATATGGTGCGGCTTATAATACAAGATTTGCTGGAATTGGTCTAAACCCAGCACAAATTCCTTGGAATAAACTATCTCATAATGCAGCAGATACTGAATCTTTTTTATTTGGAATTAATTCAACTAATTTAGTAAATCCTGCACCTTGTTTTTATCCAGAAATTGCGAAATTAGGTTCAGTCAATCTTTTTGAAAAGTCGACAACCTTTATTCCTGAACCGTTGGTGATACGCAAAGACCAGCGTCCTTTTCCTGTTCCAAATTGAAAATGACTGAACTAATTGAAAATTTGAGAAAATTTGAGAAAATAGCAGATAAATGGTTCAAAACAAAAAATATTATTCCTTACAAGTAATAATATCTTTTATAAAAATGATCCAAACCTATATTGATAAACTCATCGAAAATCTACCGGATTCGATAAAAACAAGTAAAGAACCTATCCAAATGGATCTTATTTTAGATGGTGGGATTTTTAATGGAAGTTACTTGATCGGTGCCCTACATTTTCTTAAAGAAATGGAAAAACGTAAATACATAAAAATTAATAAAATTTCAGGATGTAGTATTGGTTCTATTTCCGCTTTCTTGTATTTAATTGATGAGCTTGAGGTAGTTTCTAGTATGTACGATCTTATTTGCAAAGATCTCAAAGAATTCCATCACGTCAATAAAATAAAGGAAATCGGAATCATCCTTAGAGAGAAAATTCCAGAAGATATATGTTCAACTATTAATGATCGCCTTTTTATTACTTATTATCATATAGGTAAAAAAAAGAAAATGGTGAAAAGCCAATATAAATCCAAAGAAGAATTAGTGGATATTTTAATTCGTTCTTGTTTTGTCCCCTTTTTTATTGATGGAAACATCTTGTATAAAGAAAAATACATGGATGGAATCAATCCCTATTTGTTTCCAGGAGAGAAAAAGATTAAAAGATTACATCTTGATTTATTCGGGTATGATAAAATTAGTTATTTAATGAATGTGAAAAATGAAAAATCGAATTTTCATCGCGTCCTCACAGGGTTGTTGGATATTCATAATTTTTTTATTAAACAAAGCTCCACTCACATGTGCAGTTACATGGAAGATTGGTCAATCACTCATAAAATACATAATCGAATCAAAATTAGTCTTGAATCAATTCTTATTTGGCTAATTTACTGTCTTCTTTTTATAAAAAAATATATTTCTCCAGAAATGGAATCGACCATCTTGTATCGTTTTCTCTCTAAAATGATGTATGAATTATATATTTTATGTTTGGAAACTTATACTCTGTAATGAATTTGTAGTTTGTATATATAACTCTTTATTTCTTTGTAAAAAATGAAAAGGATTTCTTAGTCTTAGTTTTACTCTTATTTTTATTCTTTCTTTCATAAGGATTCATTGTTTTCTTTACAGTCTTCTTTACTTTTTTTGAGTTTTTACTTGTTTTGGTCAGGGTCGATGATTTTTTTTCTTGACCATCGGGACGATAATTAAAAAACCATTCATTATATTCTGGTGTACCTTTTTTATTTTTTAATTCTTTGAATTTCTCTGCCTTTTCAGCACGCATTTCTTCAACCGACTCTTGGTGACCATAACATAAAATACTGAATCGTTTTAACAAACCTTTTTGAGATAAACGATTTTTTTGTTGTACATCAAATAAGAATTTCGCCATGCATAAAATACGATCAGAAAACTGTTGATAATAAGAACGATTTGTGTATAAAAATGCTAAATAGAAACTCAACATGGTATCAATCGTCGCAATACGCACTTTTTTCCCATGAATATTGATTACATTGTAACTATGACATGCGATACTTTGGTAAATAAAAGCAATCGAATCTTTACCTACGCTAATTTCATAGTGAATTGGGACGATCTCTCCAATCGCGGCATGTTTAACAACTTTTACTTTTTTAATTCCTTGATCGGTTAATCTTTCTTTCACAATTTCCGCACACGTTTCAGGATCATTCGAAATCACATCAAAATCTGGAATGTGGTCGAGCTTTTTTCGAAGATTTTTAGGCATGTATTGACTATATAAGGAAATCGCATAACCGCCGAAAAATACGACTCCTTGATTTACGAGAGTATCTCTGACCGTATTATAAATTTGTTCTTCCTCGGAATGATTTTCGACCATTTCTCTTTGAAAATCCATGGAATCACAATTTAAGGAAGTCAAAGGATATGCCTTGTTCAGTAAAGTAAGTCGTTTAAATACCTTTTCAAAACGCGTATTATCGCCAACGGGCCGACTAAGTTCTAAATACATTCCCATTTTTAAGAAATTCGGTGGTGCATATAAAATTCCATTAATGCGAATCGCTTCCGATTTAATGATTTGAAATAATTCTTTCGGCATGTAACTAATATCCGCGATTGGAATGAAATTCACATATACTTTATAGGTTCCATGATGCTGCCCGGCCTTTGCCTCGCATTCGGAATATCCTTTTTTAAAATATAAATCCGCCAATTCTTTTGCGTCATCGAGCGCATTGGGAGAATAAAAATCATAATCTGGAATATCGACATCTTTGTTATAAAATCGATCTTCTTCGGGTAATTCTTCGTTAATACTTTGACCGCCGTAACATACTAGATTCTTTTTTCTTAAAAAGTCTTCAAGAATATGGATCATTTCTTGTACTTCGGGGGAATTTAGGACTCTTTTCCCGACTTTCTCTTGTGCTAAATCAACGGCCATACGCAAAATAGCGAGTTCACATTCTTGGAAATTCATTTTTTTATCACAGGAAACCATTTTATTATTTTTTTTATCACTTGTTGGACTCATCATATATTATAGAAACAAAAATAATTTTTTATAATATTATTTACACCTTTGGACTATTCAGAGAAAGATAAATTGTTACTATTAGTCTATTGAAATTGATGAACGAAGAAGATATAAATCAAATTTTATATGCGTAATAAATCAATTTTGTAATTTTTCACTAAATAAAAAATATATCATTCAATATTATATAATGAGTATTCAAATTGAAAATTATCCTACTTTATCAACCTATGCTGTTTTAGCAAATAAACCGATCGCCGCTGCGAATAAAACTACCATTACAAATGGTTATTTCGGATCATGTGAAATTCCTACACTAGACACATCCAATCTACAACCTAATTCAAATTTAAATAATGGTGATGCGGGAACAGGAATTAGTGAATTGGCTACTTTAGTTACCGCTATTAATGCGATTACACCTCAAACAGATATTAGTACGAACGCATCAATAACTGGAGAACAAAGATATACTCCTGGTAGTTATCATTCGAGTTCAAGCATCAATTATGATACCGACTCTTCCATTACTTTTGATGCAGAAGGCGACAACAATGCACAATTTTTTATAATATCTGATTCATCCATCACATTTAATAATGTTTTATCCATTCATTTAATGAATGGAGCTACAAATCGTAATGTTTTTTGGCTAGCTAACACAGATATTACATTCACTGGATCATTACCTTCAACTATTCCTGGATGTTTGATTGCTTATAACTCAATTTCGATTCTAAACAATTCAAACATTTTAGGACGTCTTTATTCTCAAAATGACGATATTGTATTTTCAGGAATATCATTTGTAGATACTGTCTAAAAATTACTTTCTTTCTATAAATAAAATTCATTCTTAACAAATCGCAAAATAATATCATTTATTATATTATAATGAGTACAAATATTAATGATCCTGCTTATTCTACTTTATCAACCTATGCAGTTTTATCACATGACCCTATCGCAGCAGCAAATATAACTACCATTACAAATGGTTATTTTGGTTCAGTAATTCCTACACTAGATACAGGAAATCTAGAGCCTGATTCAAATCTAAATAATTTTGATGCAGGAACAGGAATTAGTGAATTGGCTACTTTAGTTACAGCTATTAATGCGGTTACACCTCAAACGGTTATTAGCACAAGTACACCAATAAGTAGTATACAAACATATACTCCAGGTAGTTACAAATCAACCTCAAGCATCGATTTTGAAACCGGATCTGGTGTTATTTTAGATGCAGAAGGTGATAACGATGCGCAATTTTTTATAATCACTGATTCAAATATCACATTCAATAATTTTTTAGGTATCTTTTTAATTCGTGGTGCTAGAAATTGCAATGTTTTCTGGCTAGCTGGTGGAGATATTACATTCACCTCAAATTCTGTTCTTCCATTTATTCCTGGTATTTTCATTGCTGGTAGTTCAATTGCACTTCAAAATAATCCAATTATTTTAGGTCGTCTTTATGCTCAAGACGGTGGTGGTATTGGATTTTCAGGAATATCATTTGTAGATGCTACTTGTGGTGAACCTCCAATCCCTCCAATCCCTCCAATCCCTCCAATTCCTATCCCTATCTCAAACATTTGTTTTTTAGGTAATACTCCGGTTCAAACCGATCAAGGTATTATTTCAATCAAAGATATCCATCCTTCCTTCCATACAATTCATAATGAAAAAATTATAGCGATTACTAAAACTGTTTCTATGGACAATTATTTAGTATGTTTTGAAAAAAATGCATTGGGTGAAAATTATCCAAGTAGACAAACCATTATGAGTAAAAATCATAAAATAAATTACAAAGGTAAAATGATAAAAGCATATAAATTTACAAAATTTTTTAAGAATGTTTATAAGGTAACATATAATGGAGAGATTTTATATAATGTATTAATGGAAAAGCATCGAATCATGAATATCAATCATCTAATGTGCGAAACGCTTGATCCAAATAATATAGTAAGTAAATTATATACGAGTGATTCCATTCCAAATAAAGCTGAATATGTTAAAGAAATGAATCATTTTATTGTAAGTAATTTAAAGAAAGAACAAAACTTAAAACAATTCAAACAAATAACGACTATCTATCGAAGATAGATCGAAGATAGATCGAAGATAGATCGAAGATAGATCGAAGATAGATCGAAGATAGATCGAAGATAGATCGAAGATAAATATATAATTACAAATTATTAATAATTATATATTTTATTATTTTACAGTCACTAATGTTTTCTAAGATGGTTTTCTAAAAGGTTTTAAAAATCAAAATTGTAATAATCCGTACCAACATTACGTGTTTGATAAGAATTCTCGGGTTTTTGAGGTGTCGGTTCTGGAATCGTTACTGGAATAAATCGTAAATAAGCGGGTTTCAAACAAAAGGCATACCCACAAAGATCAAAGAAGGTAGTATTTTCCTCTAAAAAATTATCTACATATTGAAATCGCATCGCAGTCATTTGACACCCACATTCTCGTGTATAATATCCACTTGGATTCGCAGGATTCGTATCATTATTAGGAAAGACAATCGTCATTGAAGTACGATTATAATTGGTTAATTCATTAATATCTGGATTGTTTTTCACATCATAATAATGATAAGTTCTCATAAAAATTGAATTACTGGTTAGATTCACAAATTCCAATAATTGTTGGTTTTCCATAAAAGAGGTATTAGAGCGGTCAACAATGAGAATGATTTTTCCCATAAATTTCGTTAATGGTATTTTTCCTAAATTTAAATTATTATTTTCATAACTATATTCTTTACCAAGCATTAAAGATTCATATTTTTTAAATAAAGCGGCTAATTTTGAATACATGCGTTGATTATTACTTTGAAAACGTAAATGAAGAATAAGAGGATCACTATAATTTGGAGCGGTACTACTTGAAAAAGCATAATCCGTAACCGTTTTCATCACATCGGCGAATTTTACACTATTAAATGTTTCCTTTACATAAAAATCCTTAGTGGTTGAAGTAGATACGACAGGTTGGTCATCGATGGAAAATAGTTGAAAATCTAAACACCTTGCTCCCTGTTTTAATACATTTTTCAAATTGCAAATATTTACAAAATCATTGCGATAACTTCCACCACTGCAGCAATTATAAGCGGTTTTTATATAATAATCATATAAATTACCACTACAATCAGGATCAGATGGATTAATGGAAGTTAATTTATTATTTAAAGTTCCATACATACTAGTCATGGTATTACATTCACTTGTGTTCAATCTTGTTAAATAGATGATGTAAATAATAAGAAGAATCACGATGATTGCGATAATAATAAAAATAACAAAAGATATGAAATTTTCTTTAGATTCGATGGCGGAAGTTGTTTGATCCATTACAATACTAGCTTAATATATATCCACTTTTAAAAATTTCTACCTTTCATAACTTTGTGAAAAAAAAAGGTGGAGCCAAAATCCCTAAATTCTATTTTTCATAACTTCGTGAAAAAAAAGTAGAGTCAAACCTATACAACGTAAACCCTTAAATTAGATATTTCTTAAATTTCAAAGGATGTATCCCTTAAATTTCACCGTAGGTTTTGGCTCCACCTTTTCTAAAGGTGGATGGATTTATATATTTAACTTAAAAATCAAATAAAACTTAAAAATTAAATAAAAATATATAATAACAATAAGATATGGCTGGAGGTCTCTTATCCCTAGTTTCCGAAGGGCAACAAAATGTTATATTAAATTCAAATCCGTCCAAAACTTTTTGGAAAGCTACCTATGCAAAATTCACAAACTTTGGTTTGCAAAAATTTAGAGTTGATTTCGAAGGTGCTAAAACATTACAATTAACAGAAGATTCCACTTTTACTTTTAAAATCCCTCGATATGCGGACCTGCTGATGGATTGTTATTTGTCCGTAGCACTTCCTAGTATATGGAGCCCTATTTTCCCTCCTCAACTTGTAACAAATCCAGATGGTAGTCAGAGTTATACAAATTGGGCTCCTTATGAATTTAAATGGATTGATAATATTGGTGCTCAAATGATAAGAAAAATCACCATTACTTGTGGAAATCAAAAACTACAAGAATTTTCAGGCCAGTATTTATTATCCATGGTGCAAAGAGATTTCAGTACAGACAAAAAAACATTATTCGATGAAATGACTGGAAATATTCCTGAATTGAATGATCCAGCCAATTCAGGAACTCATGTAAATATGTATCCAAATGCTTATTATAATGCGAGTCCAGCAGGACCTGAGCCATCCATTCGTGGAAAAATTCTCTATATTCCTTTAAATGCATGGTTTAATTTAAAAACACAAATGGCGTTCCCTTTAGTGGCTCTCCAATATAATGAATTGCAAATTAATATTACCATGAGACCAATTTGTGAATTATTTCGTATTCGCGATATAATGGATTATACTTTCAATTATCCTTATGTAGCTCCGAACTTTAATCAATATTATATGCAAATGTATCGATTTTTACAACCGCCACCCGATGTAGAATTAGGAATCAATTCTTATTTAGATATAAGAAGTATTTGGAATGCAGACATTCATTTGAACTGTACTTATTCTTTTCTCTCGAATGATGAACAAAAATTGTTTGCGAAAAATGAACAAACCTATTTATTTAAACAAGTTCATGAAAATGTTTTTTATAATGTTACAGGACCAAATAAAATTCAATTAGATTCCATTGGATTAATCGCAAATTGGATGTGGTTTATGCAAAGGAGTGATGTAAATCTACGTAATGAATGGTCCAATTATAGTAATTGGCCTTATAACTATTTACCAAGTGATTTACAGCCTGCTCCAGTAGAAGGATCTTATCCAATTATAGGTGATGGAACCATTGGTCCTGGAATCAATCCAAATGGTCAATTAACAAATCTTACGATTAGCGGTACATTTACTTTTGAAAATTTAAAAGAAATCTTGGTTGTCCTGGGAATTCTTTTTGATGGACAATATCGAGAGAATCTACAACCAGCGGGTGTGTATAATTACATTGAAAAATATGTACGAACTGCTGGTAATGCACCAGAAGGATTGTATTGTTATAATTATTGTTTACACACCTCACCCTATGATTTACAACCTTCTGGTGCATTGAATTCAAATCGATTTAATAATATGGAATTGGAATTTACAACTATTATTCCCCCACTCGATCCACTTGCTCAAGTATTAACTATTTGTGATCCTCAATCGGGAGAAATTATTGGTATAAATAAACCTACTTGGCGCATTTACGATTACAATTTCAATTTCTATTTAATGGAAGAGAGAATCAATGTAGTAACCTTTGTGGGTGGAAATGCAGGGTTAATGTATGCTACTTAAAACTGTTGATTGTTGATTGTTGATTGTTGATTGTTGATTGTTGATTGTTGATTGACTGTTATCTTTCACTATCATTTAACTCAGATAAGCATTGGAAGCATAAGGTCCTTCTTGTAAAAACATGCCTGTATCTGAATATCTTTTATTATACTGAGATAAATAAGGATAACTATTACATACATATCTCTCTTTGAACATGGCTTCTTCTTGATTAAATTTAGAACGCCATGTATCTACACCGAAATTCGCTTGTACTGGCTTTTTAAATTTATCGGAAGTATATAATTTTGCTTGAGTTCCAATATCGGTTGTTAGACTAGAAAAATTCGGCGTAACACCAACCGTCAATTTTCCAGCATCATTCTGTCCAGGAACGCAATTTTTTGTAGGTGGTAGTGGTGGAACATAAGGCTGACATCCAGGACAGTCAATGTCCGCAGTACATTGTTGACCCGTAATGGAACAACGAGCTGTTGGTCCGCAAAAGTTGTCGCAACTATAAGTAGTAGTTAAGGGTAAATTGACTGTATGACTAGTTTCTGATGTTCCAGTATCTTGGACTGCCTGGCTTAGTTGATCAAAACATTCAATAATATAACGATTTTTAACTAAATAATGAATCCAAAAAAAAGTCAACACCAATAATAGAAAAGCCCAAAAAGCATAAGTCATATTTTTTCGATTCATGTTTCTTTGTTTGTTATAATATTTATGAATATTTTATTTGTTTCTTGTTGAATTGTTTTGTTTTATTGGATTTGTTTCTTTTGATTATTTATTCCTTTCAATTTCGTTTTTGATGATTTTAGAGATTTTTCAAATATTATTATATTCTTTTAATATAACAATATGTCTAAAAAAGATGATAATAATAATAATGATATAAGTTCCATTATGAACAACGCAGGAACCTTTTTAATTACTTTATTAATTCTTACTTTGGTAGTTTGTTTCCATTTTTCAACGGGTGGTTTCATTCTATTCGCTTGTAAAGTAGCTCAATCGAATATTTTGCCCACGGATATCAAATGTAATCCTTATACCGAAAATCCGATTGATATTAAACCAGTGACTTCAAATATCTTTGTCGCCAGACCACCAAATACGCAAGAATATTTATCACAGAAAATTCGGTTTCCGTTTGATGAAATCAATCGTAAAAATGTAATTATTGATACTTTGCGAAGTTTAAAAGAATCTCCCGATTCCTTTTTCTTGACCAATTATTTTTACAATATTTTAGAATCATTGTTATGTTTTAATTATTATGCATTGAATGTTTTTTTCGGTTCTCTCAATAATTTTCTTGGAGAAACCAGTATTTTAATTCTAGGTCCTCTTTTATTCCCAATCATATTCGCCTTATTACTTGTTTGCAATAATTTATATTTGATCTTTTTATGGTTTGAGAAAATGAGCTGGTTTTTTAAGAAAAATGTGAATAATGCTTATGAAGGTAGGCGACCAGAATGGAAGAATGTTTCTATTTTTGAACCAGTCAGTTATTTTTTAGCTTTCTGTTTCATCTTTTTCTTTTTTCTTTTATTTTTCGTCATGTGTTGGACAGCTTTTCCTTTATTATCTTTTTTCGCAGTTTTATGGGCAACCTTATCTATTTTCGGATACAAAGGAACCATGGAAGATAAACATGTGAGTGTGCTTCAAATTGTGATGAAAGTATTTAAATATCATAAAGTTACATTTATGTCGATTGTTACTTTTTTAATTATTGTGAGTGCTTTTACAAATATGGGAGGAGCTGGTGGTATGATTTGTGTTGTAGTAGCGATTTGTATTTATTTTGGAATCATTCCTTCCAATATTTTTATTCCAGAGATTCCTTTGCATTTATCCGAAATGGTTTCCAATGAACAAGCGAAGAAAACATGCAAAGTACCCAAATTTAATTATAAAAAACATAGTTTCTTGTATAATTTATTGTTTCCTCAGCAAGGAGGGGCAGAATTGGTTCAAGAAATCAAAAAAATCGGAAAGAAATTGTCTGGATAAGCATAAGCGAAGCAAAAGACGAAATAATAAAATGAAATAATAAAATGAAATAATAAAATAAATAAATATAAACACTTTTACATTTATTTATTTATTAATTAATGAGAGGAAAAAAATATCCACTCGTAAGTATTTGCACACCTACTTTTAATCGTCGTCCTTTTATACCTTTTATGTTGAAATGTTTTGAAAATCAAACTTATCCAAAAGATCGAATGGAATGGATCATTATTGACGATGGAACCGACAAAATTGGAGATATGGTATCTCATGTTCCTCAAATTCAATATTATTCTTATGATGAAAAAATGACTTTAGGAAAAAAACGAAATCTAGCACATGAAAAATGCAAAGGAGATATTATTATATATATGGATGATGATGATTATTATCCAGCCGAAAGAGTAAGTCATGCTGTAGAAATGCTAGAAAATAATCCACATGCATTATGCGCTGGTTCAAGTATTATGCATATTTATTTTAAACATGTTGGTAAAATGTATCGTTTTGGTCCTTACGGTCCCAATCATGCAACAGCAGCAACCTTTGCATTTCGTAAAGAATTATTAAAGATAACCCATTATGAAGAATCTGCTTGTCTCGCAGAAGAAAAATTTTTTCTCAAAAATTATACAATTCCTTTTGTTCAATTAGATACCATGAAAACGATCCTTGTTTTCTCTCATGTACATAATTCATTCGATAAAAAAGTATTGATTCAAAATGGAGAGAACAATTATGTGAAAGAAACATGTGTTTCGGTAGATGATTTTGTGAAGGAATTCGATATTCGACATTTTTTTATGGAAGATATCGACACATTATTAGCAATTTATGAACCTGGAAAACCTGAGAATAAACCAGATGTAACACGACAAATGAAAGAATTACAGGAAAAAAGAGAGAAATTGATGTTGGAACACGAGAAAAAACAACAAACTGCATTTATTTTTGAAGCCGAAAATAAAATGAGGGACATGAGTATTATGATTCAAGAATTATCGATGGAAAATACATTGTTGAAAGATAAGAATCAATATTTGGACGCAAAAATAACGAAATTAATCCAAGATTTGATTGAATTGAAGAAAAAATAGAATAAATGAAAGAAATTTCGAGAAAACGAAATTAGAGTAAAATAAAATAAATGAATTTAAAGATTTGCTTATCTTTATTAATATTATCAGGAAAAATGGAATACGACGACCCTTTTCATCCAACCTTTGGAAACGAATTATTGGAAAATGATTACAAAAATATGAGTCAATTTAAAAATTTGGATAAAGGATTTCACAAGATTCGAATGCAGACCAAGATGCCTTCTGGGATTTATAAAAACACTACTTATGAAATATATTCTTCAGGAGATATTCGATCTTCCATTCGTGATGCGATTACCGGGAGTTATTATCCGACCAAAGTAGGATCGAAAGAAGAAGAACAGTTTTTCAAAGTAACAATTTCTACAGGGAGTCTTCAAGGACAACGTAAAAATTTTTATTTTAAATCTCCAATGGATTATGAGAGACATATGCAAACAACCTTGAATCCAAAAACAAAGGAAGAATGGCTAAACAAGCAAAAGGTATAAATAGTCATTTTTATATATTTGGATATTTTTTACTATCTCATAGGAAGAGTTACTACACACTTTGTAAGATAGTAAAAAATATAGGTGATTGTAATGTTAAAAAGGTGTAAAAATAAATATTGATATATTATATTTTGAAGGATCTAAATTTACATTTTTATGCGCTTCTTTTCCACATTACCACAATTAAATATGGTGGATAATTTGAACTGTTGGTATTAGGATCAGTTGCTATAGTTCTACTTGTATAATAAGGGGCTTCAATGTATTGATCATTAAAATAGTTAAAAGTAGTACCATCTTCTTCATAAGATCCAGCACGTCCATTACCTCCACTTACTGCATCAAAAGTCCTATTTTCACCAGAATCATTGTAATTATACCACAGATGATTATGTGGTTGAATATTTGCATAACCACCAGTTCCACCAATAGTATTGAAACTACTATCAGTACTATCATAACCTACTAATGTATATTGTTTCACTTGCACCCATGTACTTGTATATCCTGATGTTGTAGGCCACCCTAATAACGTATTTGGTGTTGAACTACTTGTATAATTCATGTAAATTGATCCAACTGGATAAATTGCATTTAATATTGTATATTTCAATTCTGTTCCAAGTGATCCAATTACATTTAAATTACCAGGTATATATACTGTTTCTCCAGATGTTCCTAGTACAATTTGATTAGATTCAGTGAATTTTGCATTAGCACCTATCGCAGTAGAATAATTAAAAGGACCTGTATTTCCACTAACGTCAGCATTATATCCTATCGCAGTATTGTAATTACCTATCGTATTACTTTGTAATGCCTCATATCCAAATGCACTATTATAGGTACCAGTATTACCTAAATAACCTTTTAATGCTGAACTACCAAAAGCGGTATTTGTGGATCCTTGTATATTATTTGAAACATCTACAAAATTACGTAAATTACTATATTCCGCACTCTGATTCCATTCATAAATATAATTGTTTTTATTATTATCAGTAGAATCATTTATTCCCAAGATAACGGAGACAGTTTGTCCGAAATTTGAAATACTTAATCCACCAGTATTTGTTCCACTAGTAGATGATAAATTATTTTGAGTAAATGAATTTCCATAATCAGAAGAAAGATATAAGTTATATTCAGATGAATCATCTTGAATAACACCAATATATTCACCTGATCCTGATATTGAAACTGAAACCATATTTCCACTCTTAATACTAGTAAATGAAGATCCGTAATTAATCGATAAATATAAATAATCACTTGTTCCAATCAATTGATATTGTCCAGAAGAAGATATACTACTAGAGAGAATGGAAGTTATGGATGTAGTAGATGTCCAAGTAGCACCAAAATCAGTGGATGTATATAAATAATCACTTGTAGAATTACCAATTAATTGATATTGCCCAGAAGCAGACATTGAACAAGTGGTATAACTACTACTAGTAGGTATACTACTAGTAGAGATAATTGTCCATGTTACTCCAAAATCACTTGATAAATAAGCACCTACATCAGCATCATTATTTATTGATATTAATTGATATTGTCCAGATGAAGAAATAACACAAGAAGCATAATTTATATGGATACCATCAAAACTACTAACCTCTGAGAAATTAGAACCAAAGTCTGAAGATAAAAATACTGCGGTACTTTGAGAATTATTTCTACCATCTGCAACTACTAATTGATATTGTCCAGAACTTGAAATGGAACAACAGTTAAATATACAAGCACTATTAATATCGTTATCATTTAATAATCCAATTTTTGTCCAGGTTACTCCATAATTATTAGATGTTAGTATACCGTTATTATCTGCTAATAAATTATTACCTAACGTAACAAGCTGATATTTTCCAGACGATGAACTTGAAATAAATTTAAAATATGGATAATATTCACTATAATATTTACTAATATCAGATGTATTCGAAAAATTACTGTAATTAAAATTTACGATGTCTTGTCCGAAATCAGCAAATATGTCTGTAATTCCACTGCTTTCTGAAGAGTTCGAACCAGTATACCCTTGAGGACCAGTATACCCTTGAGGACCTGGAACTCCGGGACCGCCAACATCACCTTGAGCACCAGCAGGTCCGGGACCACCAGCAGCACCTTGAGCACCAGCAGCACCTTGAGCACCTTGAGCTCCGACAATATTACTCTCTCCAAAAACAAATAAATTACCAGGAACAATCACATTTTGTCCAGTATAACCTAATGCTATTTGATTTGTATTTCCAAAACCAGACACAAAACGTGCATTATAACCAATTAAGGTTGAATTAGTATATACGGTTGAATCATTTGATGCAGGACCAGATTTTGCTCCTACATAAGTATTATTTGATCCAGCAGTATCATAAAATCCTGCCGAAGAACCTAAAGCTGTATTTTTAGTTCCTGTATTATATTCTAAAGCATTTGATCCAATTGCTGTATTCTCAGAAGTGGTAGTAACACCTAATAATGTAGCAGAACCAACAGCAACATTGTTATCACCTGATTGATTATTTAATAAACTATTTGTTCCTAAAGCTACATTATTTTTACCAGTAATATTTTTAGCTAGCGCCCAAGCACCTAAACCATTATTATTGGTTGTTGAATTAGAAGAATTCGAAAGTACACCAGCACCAATCGCAGTATTATTTAAACCATTGTTTGTAGTATAAGAACCTAAATTCGTATTACTAGGATTACTCATTTATACATATATAACATAAAATTATTTTTATAAAATAAAAATTATATTTTATAAAACGCACTAATTTTTATTCTAAATTATACAGAAACAAAATTAGATAAAACATATTATTCCAGTTAAAAGTAAATAAAAATATATAATTTATGGTTTTTTTCCATTTTACGAGGTTCTTTTCCACATGGTTACAATTAAATATGGTGGATAATTTGAACTGTTGGTATTAGGATCAGTTGCTATAGTTCTACTTGTATAATAACTGGCTTCAAGGTTTGGATCATCAAAATAGTTAAGAGTAGTACCATTTGATGAATAAGATCCACCACGTCCATTACCTCCATTTGTTGAATCAATAACCCTATTTTTAGTAGAACTATCGTAACCATACCACAGATGATTATGTGGTTGAATATTTGCATAACCACCAACTCCACCAAGAGTATTGAAACTACTATCAGTACTATCATAACCAACTAATGTATATTGTTTCACTTGCACCCATGTACTCGTATATCCGGATGTTGTAGGCCACCCTAATAACGTATTTGGTGTTGAACTACTTGTATAATTCATGTAAATTGATCCAACTGGATAAATCATATTTAATATTGTATATTTCAATTCTGTACCAAGTGATCCTAAAGCATTTATACTACTTCCAGTTGTTCCTAACATGATCTGGTTTGAAGCGGTAATTTTAGCATTGTAACCAATGGCTGAAGAATATTGAAATGGTCCACCACTTGTTGAACAACTTGTATTTAGACCTAAATACATATTTCCTGTATTACCTGTATTATTTCCAAAACCTTCATTTTGTCCAGAATATTGACCAATCGCAATTGAACTAGTACCTAGTTTTGAAGAAACAACTGTCGTACTTCCACTTAAATATCCATAACCTGCGAGATGACCAATCGCAATACTAGAAGTTGATTGACCATTTGCAGCTGCTTGTTCACCTAATGCAATACTATTAGATAATTGACCAGTTTGACCAGCATTATATCCAATCGCAACTGAATTATTTCCTTGATTAATTTCGCCTGCATTCGGACCAACTGAAATAGAACTGTATCCTTGTTTGGTTTTACCGGCATTTATTCCAATCGCAACACCATAATATCCTTGACCTGTATTACCTGCAGAATTTCCAATCGCAATACCATAAGTTGATTGTGATATTTGTCCTGCAGAATTTCCAATCGCAACAGAATTAATTCCTTGTTTTGATTGTCCAGATTGATAACCAATTGCTATACCATTTCCACCCTGATCTATTTGTCCTGCATTTGAACCAATATGAACAGTTCCATTCGTTTCTACTTGAAAAGATTTTGTTCCGGTATTCCAATAAATATAATCTGAATAATTTTCACCAGTTAATCCAAAAGTTCCTTGAGGACCTGTATAACCCTGAGGTCCCAAAGAACCTTGTGAACCGATAGGTCCTTGTGGACCTTGTGAACCGAGAGGACCTTGTGGACCTTGTGAACCGAGAGGACCTTGTGGACCTTGAACACCTAGAACACCCTGTGGACCCTGTGCACCTAGAACACCTTGTGGACCCTGTGCACCTAGAACACCTTGTGGTCCTTGAACACCTTGTGGACCCTGTGCACCTAGAACACCTTGTGGACCTTGAACACCTTGTGGTCCTAGAACACCTTGTGGTCCTTGAACACCTTGAACACCTTGTAGACCTTGTGGACCAGTACGTCCGGAAAATCCTTGTGGACCCTGTGGACCCTGTGGACCTTGAACACCTTGTAGACCTTGAACACCTTGAACACCTTGAACACCTTGAACACCTTGAACACCTTGAACACCTTGTAGACCTTGTGGACCTTGAACACCTTGAACACCTTGTGGACCAGTACGTCCGGAAAATCCTTGAACACCTTGTGGTCCTTGAACACCCTGTGGACCTTGAACACCTAGAATACCCTGTGGTCCTTGAACACCTTGAACACCTTGTAGACCTTGTGGACCAGTACGTCCGGAAAATCCTTGTGGACCCTGTGGACCTTGAACACCTTGTAGACCTTGAACACCTTGAACACCTTGAACACCTTGAACACCTTGTGGACCAGTACGTCCTGAAAATCCTTGTGGACCCTGTGGACCTTGAACACCTTGTGGTCCTTGAACACCCTGTGGTCCTTGAACACCTAGAACACCCTGTGGTCCTTGAACACCTTGAACACCTTGTACACCTTGTGGACCAGTACGTCCGGAAAATCCTTGTGGACCCTGTGGTCCTTGAACACCTTGTGGTCCTTGAACACCCTGTGGACCTTGAACACCTAGAATACCCTGTGGTCCTTGAACACCTTGAACACCTTGTAGACCTTGTGGACCAGTACGTCCGGAAAATCCTTGTGGA